TGCTTCGCTCCGTGACGGGATTAAATGAGGCTCGTGACGGAAGTACTCCTGATCCTAACGCTTTAGTTGGTGTTCAGAAGTTAGCTGCACTTAATTCAAACACAGCAACTCGTCATATCCTTGAGGGTAGCTTGCATATTTACCGATCGCTTGCTGAAGGTCTTACCTATAGAATATCAGATATCTTAGAGTATGCTGACTTTAAGGAAGACTTTGCTAATAAGATTGGTAAGTACAATGTGTCTCTGCTTAACGAGATTAAAGACCTATACATCTATGACTTTGGAATCTTTATCGAGGTGGCTCCTGACGAAGAGGAGAAAGCTCAGCTTGAGGCTAATATCCAAATGGCATTGTCTCGTGGAAATATTGACATTGAGGATGCTATTGACATTAGAGAGATTAAAAATATCAAGCTTGCCAACCAACTCCTCAAGCTCAAGAGAACTCAAAGAAACGATAGAGAGGAGAAGATGGAGATGCAGAAGCAAGCGATGATGGCTCAACAAAACCTCAAGGCTCAGGAGATGGCGGGTCAAGTGGCGATGCAGAAGATTCAGTTAGAGTCTCAAGCTAAGATGCAGATCAAGCAGGCTGAGGTAGCATTTGATATTGAGAAGATGAAGCAAGAGGCTGTGCTTAAAACTCAGCTTATGGCTGAAGAGTTTAAGTACAATATGCAACTTGCAGGAATGCAAGAGAGTCAGATCAGAAGCAGAGAGATGACTAAGGAAGAAGAGAAAGCTAAGCGTATTAGTATTCAGAATACTCAGCAGTCAAAGCTCATAAACCAAAGAAAGAACAACTTACCTCCATTGAACTTCGAGTCCAACGAGGACAGCTTAGATGGTTTTGATATGGCTGAATTTGAGCCTCGATAAATATTAATTATTTTTGTATAACTTTGTAAAAATTAAATCAAATGGAATTCAAATCAGTAAAGGTATTAGATGACGTAGACATTAAAGGTGTCGCGGAGAAAGAAGCAGAGTTACTTGCGAATCACGAAGCTGCTCAAGCAGCAGATTTTGAACCTCAAGAACAAAGCGATCCGGTGATTGAGAACAATGAACCTCAATCACTTGAGTTAAAAGAAGAAGACGTTCTTTCATATATTGGTAAACGATATAACAAGCAAATCAATTCGTTTGACGAGTTGATGGCTGAACGCAGTCAGGCTGAAGAGATGCCTGAAGACGTAGCTGCTTTTATGAAATACAAGAAGGAAACCGGTCGTGGGTTTGAAGACTTTCTAAAATTGAGAAAGGACTTTGACTCAATGGACCAAGACACCCTTCTAAAAGAATATTTAACTTCGACTCAACAGGGTCTTGATTCTGAGGATGTCGATGTTATGATGGATGACTACCGTTACGATGAAGATCTTGATGATGAGTCAACTATCAAGCGAGTTAAACTCGCTAAGAAAAAAGCTGTTGCTGAAGCGAAGAAATTCTTCAATCAACAAAAGGAACAATATAAGATGCCACTTGAGTCAAGTGCTCCATCTGTTTCTAATGAAGAGAAAGAAGAGTATGAGGCGTATAAGCAATACACCAAGCAGGCTAAAACTCTGCAGGAAGAAAACGAGCGCAAAGCAAAATGGTTTGCGAATAAGACTGATGAGTTGTTTAATGGAGAGTTCAAAGGTTTTGAGTTCAAGATAGATGACAAGACGGTTAAGTTCACACCCGGTGATGCTTCCGAGCTTAAGAAAGCCCAATCAAGTCCAATGAATTTCATTGGTAAATACTTGGATGAGAGTGGGATGATTAAGGATGCCGTTGGATACCATAGAGCGTTAGCTGTTGCAATGAACCCTGAGAAGTTCGCCAAGTTCTTTTATGAGCAAGGTGTGGCAAATGCCACTGATGATGTGATGCGTAAGACTAAGAACATTAATATGTCTGAGCGCAGAGCACCTGAGGTAACAAGCACAGGAGGTTTTCAGGTTAAAGCTATGAATCCTGATTCCGGAAGAAGTTTAAAAATTCGTAGCGCAAAAAGGTTATAAATAAAAACTAAAAAAAAGAAAACATGGCAGGTTCAATGCTAAACAACCCCAATTATGCCCTACAACCCGCTGCAGAGCGCGTGGCATTGGGAACAAACTACATTCCGTCTGACGGATTTAACTTCTTAAATCAGTATCTTCCTGATACTTATGAGAAAGAATTTGAGCGTTACGGTAACCGTACAGTATCTTCATTCTTAAGAATGGTAGGTGCTGAACTTCCGTCTATCTCTGACCAACTCAAATGGGCAGAACAAGGTCGTCTTCACATTAAGTATGAAAGCGTAGGATCTGCAGCAACAGCAGGCGCTTCTACAGCTACATTCCAAATCAATGATTCAGGAATTTCATCTAACGCTATTCGTATTGGTCAGACTGTAATGATTCAAAGAAAGTCGGGTGCTTCTATTGGAGTATTTAACAAGGCTATCGTAACAGCGGTATCATCAACAGCTCCTTGGACATTTACCGTAGCTTTCTACGAGGCAGGTGGTCTTGCTGCTGCAGGTACAGGTGTGGGTAACGCTGACTTCACTGTATTCATCTACGGTTCTGAATTTAGAAAAGGAACTAACGGAATGATTGGTTCTTTGGAGGCTGAAGATACTATCTTCTCTAACAACCCTATTATCATCAAAGATAAGTACGCGGTTAACGGATCAGATATGGCTCAAATCGGATGGGTTGAAGTAACTACCGAAAACGGAGCTACAGGATACCTTTGGTATTTGAAGTCTGAGCACGAGACTCGTCTTCGTTTCGAAGATTACTTAGAGACTGCAGTGATCGAAGCGGTTCCGGCTGCTCCATTATCAGGAGCTTCAGCTGCAGGTTTTGTTGGTTCTGAAGGTGTGTTCTACGCTGTTAACACCCGCGGAAACGTGTGGGGTGGTGGTACACCAACTTCATTATCTGAGTGGGATTCTATCGTTTCTCGTTTGGACAAGCAAGGGTCTATCGAAGAGAACGTAGTATTCGTTAACCGTCAGTTAAGCTTTGACATTGACAATATGTTGGCTACCTTAAACGGTTTCAACGGAGGTTCTGCTGCAGGTGCTGCATCTTTCGGTCTTTTCGACAACGATGTTGACATGGCATTGAACCTTGGATTCACAGGTTTCCGTCGCGGTTATGACTTCTACAAGTCTGATTGGAAATACTTGAACGATCCAACAATGCGTGGTGGTTTAGTTGGTGCTGCAGGTGCTGCAACAGCAACAGGAACTATCACAGGACTTATGGTTCCTGCAGGTTCTACTTCAGTATACGACCAAATCATGGGTAAGAACGCTAAGCGTCCATTCCTACACGTTCGTTACCGCGCAAGCGAAGCTGAAGATCGTCGTTACAAGACTTGGATCACAGGTTCTGCCGGTGGTGCTGCTACAAGCGACTTAGATGCAATGGAGGTTAACTTCCTTTCTGAGCGTTGCGTATGTACCTTAGGTGCAAACAACTTCGTATTGTTCCGTTACGGATAATCGATTGTCTTAAAAATAAAAAGGAGGTGTCCACACGGACACTTCCTTTTATTTATCTTTGTAAAAATTAAATCATATCAAATGAGCAACACAAAAAAAACGCCTGCTAATAAGGTGTACAAGTTATTAAACGGGTCTCCCCTTTCTTACACATTAGCCTCACGTAACCATCCAAGATACCCTTTGATGTGGTACGATGAGAAGAACAATCTCAATCGCGCCTTGCGATATGCTGTCAATCAAAAGTCTCCTTTTGAGGACGAGCAAGACGGTAACGCTATTATTGAACCAATCGTTTTTGAAGATGGTTTATTAAACGTACCAAAACAAAACCCTGTACTACAAGAGTTCCTTCACTACCACCCACTTAACGGTGTTGTATTTGCTGAAGTTGATAAAGAGAAAGAAGCTCATATTGAAGTTGAAGACTTGAATGTAGAGGTAGATGCTCTTATCGCTGCGAGAGGATTATCTCTTGAACAAATTGAAATGCTTACCCGCGTAATGTTTGGTAAAGACCCATCGGTTATCTCAACAGCAGAGCTGAAGAGAGATATGTTGGTATTTGCTAAGCAAGATCCATACGGGTTCCTATCTATATTAAACGATCCTGAGTTGCAGTATCAAGACCAAGTGAGAGTGTTCTTCGAGAAGGGCTTACTCGCGGTAAGAAACAACAGCAAGGATATATACTTTAATACACCTTCTAATAAAAAGAAGATGTGTTCAATACCTTTCGGTGAGAATCCATACGATGTAGCCGCTCACTTCTTACGCAGTGATGAAGGCATTGATGCTCTCAAGATGTTAGAGACAGTTGTCTAACAATTGATTTTAGGTTAAAAGAAAGGGGATGCAATTGCATCCTCTTTTTTTTATCTATCTTTGTGGAAAAGAATCATAATGATTAATTCGGTTCGAAATACGGTACTATCTGTTCTAAACAAAAATAACTACGGGTACATTTCTCCCGCTGACTTTAATTTATACGCCAAGCAGGCACAGTTAGAAGTGTTTGATGAGTACTTCAGTGACTACAACAAGACGATTAATATGGAGAACTTCCGTAGATCGGGTAGTGACTATTCAGATTTAGGTCAAGCTTTAGCTGAGACCATGGAGTATTTCCTTGTCTCTAAC